GCAGATATGGGCGGGGTTGGAGGAGTATCTCCTAATCCTGAAGGAACAGACGTTCAAGGCTCTGGTAACGGCACAATCGGAGTCGGAACTGCGCCAAATGCAGGGGAAAGCGGCTTTACTGGAAACACTCCTCAAACTTAAAGATAATCACGAGGCAATTGTAAAGAATGGTTGATAGAGTTAACATAGGAATAGATAGCGCAGACGAGCCAGTTTCCTTTTTTCAAGGGCAGAAAACTGTTAGCGAGTCTGTGTATAAAAGTTCTCCTGTTGATTTTTATTCGACTTCTTTGGGTATGCCTGATTTGGCAGACGACACGGGCATTAGTGTTGATGATGACCTTACAGAACTAAAAGAATTTACACCTGACGTATCTACTTCTAACGACGATGACGACAATGGACCCCCAAGTATTCTTTCGGGAAAAACACTTAGCGGTGAATACGGTTTCACTCCCACCATTTACGACGGGGGCGCACCCCCCGTTTTAGGTGGCACCACTTTTAATACTTATTCAGATTACCTAAACTCTAACAAAAAAACAGACCGTGTTTTTTCTTTTGATTCTTCCCTTGCACAAAATGTAATCGAACCTTTGGTTGATGGCGACTTTAGTAATATTCAGTTTGGAAAGCAAGTATCAGGAAGTGTTAAAAGAGGTATAGGGGATATAAAAGCCGCACCGGGCGAAGCAAAAAGTATGTTCGACAGGCTTGTAGACGGGGAGTTGACAGCTAGAGACAATCAAAAGATTGCTGGGGGCGTCATGTCCGTTTTGGGCGGTTTACCGGGTGCCGCAGCAGCAGGATTTATTAGCGGAGAAACCGTGACAAATGGGTTTGGCAACGCCAGCTTTAGACCCGGCGGTGTGCTTGGCGCAGTAGCGGATACGGTTCACACTCTGCAATATAAAATTGCAGCTTCTAACAGGGCATACACCAACTCCCTTTCTCAGTACGGTTCACTAGCTGGAACAGACACGGGTTTTGCCATGCTAACAAGTGGCAATTTTGGTGTTATGAGAGAACACGGCAAAAGCAGTTACACGGGAAACTACGGGGGTTTAAGTCGTGAGCATATAGTGGCTTTGGATAGACTGAGCCAAGGAAACGACCCCACAAGGAGCTACGACATTACCAAAGCCAATACTGGAACGAGTATTGAGGGTAACGGGGGTGTCTTTGTATCCAACAGCCGCATCGACGGGTTTTACAGAAGTAACGGAACTTTCTACGACCCCCGAACTAACCAGAGTGCTGCGGGCGGTACTATGAGAAACGTAGACCAGTTGGCAGCTAAGACTTTTGGAGTTTCTGATGTAAACTACAAAGCCGGAACTGGGCAAGTGTACAGAAATGCTGTTAGGAATGCCCTAGAAGTGGCCCGCGCAGGTACAATGACCTTGAACGAAGCACTCGACTTGGAAAAAGCAAAAATTACCGGACCGGCCCAGTCTAGAGAAATCCCCGCGTCCGTTATCACAATGCGCCCTCTGGCGAAAGAATCTGGCCCTAGCGGATACGCGGCGGCTTCACAGGCGTCTGCAGAGGCTGCTCGACGAGATAGAGCAACCGCTGCTAGGGAAGAAGAAGCAGCCCGTACCCAACAAGAAAATTCTTTTTCGGGAGAGAATCGCCCGGATAACTCTGGCGTCTCTCGCGGTGGTTCTTATGGACGAAGGGATTCTACTGATGGAAATCGCAGATTTAATGAGGGTGGTCTCGTCGGCTACGCACCCGGAGGGGCTGTTGCACAGGGCGGTAGTGGTTTTATTGACCGCCCACCGGAGCAAGTATCGGAAGCACAATCGGTTGCAGACAATCGTCCCGACGCTGTACCAGAGGGTACATTTGTTATTAACGCCCCTGCTGTTGAGTTTGCAGGAAGCAACGACATTAAAAAAATGTTGATAGATGCACACAAAGAAGCAATTCGTCGTGGAATAACAGTTGACAAAGATGGAAAAGGTGCTAAACTAATAGACGTAGCTCTTTCCAGCGGCGAAGTTAAGGTCGCACCGCACCTAGCTAAAATTATTGGATATGACCGTTTAAACAAAATCAACAACCGGGGAAAACCGGAAGTTGAGGAACGTATAGAAGAAAACGGTCAACAGATTGTAGGTGCAGCCACGGGTGGCTTGATGCTAGGGTTGCGGCAAGAACCTCAGACACAATTACCAGAAGGTTTTATACAGCAGCCTTCCACCGTTGATGCTGGCCCTATACCCAGCCGCGATGAAGACACCTTCTTTAATTATTCGATTGGTCAAATCAAGGACGCAATTAAAGGGGTAGAAATAAAAGGGTTTGAAGACCAGCCTTATATTTTTACAGGTATCAAGCGCAAAACGGCTCCGTCGTCGGCTTTTGGCCCCATGCAGATAACTGCAGATACGTTGCAAGACCTCAAAGATAGAGGCCCGGAGTACAAGCGACTTTCTTCAGAAACAAAAGCATACATTGATGAACTAATCCAACAGGGCAAAGACAAGGTAAATCTTGAAAAACGTGGCTCTATATTCCGAAATAAAAAAAGAGTAACCACACCCAAAGAATTAAAAAGTAAGCTGGGAAGATACGGCATGGGTGTTATACCAATTGAAACCCACCAGCAATACTACGACATTGTAGCAGACGCAGTTCTGCGCCAGAAATTACGCGACCATGACAACTTAGACGCGGCCCTTGCATCTTATGGTGAGGGTAAACCGTACGCTGATAAAGTCAAAAAAGGTTTGCAGTAATTAGTCAGCCACCCGCGCAGCGGCCCTGACACAACCGAAGCGGCTACCTACAAGCCAAAGTAGCCCCGCTATGAAGAGGTAACAAAATGGCAAAAGCAAGAGGCCACCGTGCCAACAAACCAAACGATTCATTCGGAGCAATCAACAATGAGTCGCTATATCGTGGAAAACACCGTGACGCAGTTTACATCGACGACGATGAAAATGAAGCGGTAGAAGCATCAGAGGAGCAAGAGGCGGACCCCCAAGAGGCCACTCCGCAGCAAGGCACCAGCTTCGTAGATAATAAAAAAGAAGAAACCCACGATTACAAGAAACGCTATGACGATTTGAAACGACACTACGATGAAAAGGTAGGAGAGTTCAAGTCAGAATTAGATTCACTTCGTAACGCAATGACAGAACGGGTTGCTGAAATGCCCGAAGGTGTTAAACCACCTAGAACGCCGGAAGAACTCAGTGAGTTTAAAGAGCGTTACCCAGATGTTTTTGAAATGGTGCAAACCGTGTCTTCTATGCAAACAGAATCACAGGTTTCGCAACTGCGAGAAGAATTGGGAACTATTAAGGAACGGGAAAAAGAGTTAGAAAAGCAGAAAGCCTTCGAGGAACTGCTACGGCTCCACCCAGACTTTGACGAACTCAAAGCAAGTGAAAAGTTTCTTACGTGGCTAGAAGAACAGCCACAGTCTATCTCAGATGGCATCTACAAGAATAACAAGGATGCTAGATGGGCGGCACGGGTCATAGACCTCTATAAAGCCGATACAGGCTTAACCAAGAAGAAAACCAAAACCTCCTCATCGGCAGCAGATGCAGTTACAAAAACCCCTGCACGGGACGTACGCACTGACGCCAATGGTAACAAAAGGATTTGGAAGTCTTCAGAAATCCGTGGCTTAAAACCGTGGGAGTTTGAGAAGCTAGAAGCTGAACTCGACCTAGCACGGAACGAAGGCCGGATTGACACGAACAATTAAACTTAAACCTCAAAAAAGGAAGGATTGAACAATGGCGTTCGATACAGCTTCTGGATATGGAAACTTACCATCCGGTAACTTTGCACCAGAAATTTTTAGCCAAAAAGTTCTGAAGTTTTTCCGTCGTGCTTCGGTTGTAGAAGATATTACAAACACCGACTACGCTGGCGAAATTGAAAACTTTGGCGATACAGTCAAAATCATTAAGGAGCCTACAGTCTCTGTGTCTGCATACACACGGGGTTCTGTGGTAAATCCGCAAGACTTGGCTGATGACCAAATCTCAATGGTCGTTGATAATGCAAATGCTTTTGCGTTTAAAATCGACGACATCGAAGAGCGTCACTCGCACGTAAACTTTGAAGCACTTGCCACCTCTTCTGGTGCGTTTGCCTTGAAGCGTAAGTACGATGCTGCCGTTCTACAGCACATCTCTGATGCCGCTGGTGTTGCAGCGTCTGCCGTTTCTGGTACGACTCTGACAACTACTGCTGCAGCAGGTACACTGGGAACAGCTAATGCTCCCATCAACGTTGAAACAAACGACAACGGCATCAACTTGATGTTGGCTATGGCCCGTTTGCTTGACGATGAGTCTGTGCCTGAAGAAAACCGCTGGTTTGTAGCACCTCCAATCTTCTACGAGAAGATGTTCCAAGCTGGTAACAAAATCGCCGAAGTCCAAGTGACTGGTGATGCTTCATCTCCGCTGCGTAATGGCCTTGCCATCAACGGTACCTTTGCTGGTTTCCGCTGTTACAAGTCTACTGCACTAAACAGCACAGGTGGAACTGACCAGTTAACACTGACTGACGCTTCTGCTACTCTTGCAACAGATGGCTCTGAGAACGTTGTTCTTGCTGGTCACATGTCTGCTGTAGCCACTGCTTCGCATATTGCTAAGACCGAAGTGGTTCGTTCAACTGAGTCATTCTCTGATGTC